GAACATTCCGGTCTCGATGGAGTCCATCTATCGAGATATGGGATCTCTACGGATATTCCCGAAGGCAACTTTCCCAACGCCGAGGCGCGGGGAGGCTGCCTGCCCGAGAACATCCGGGGCAGAATCATGGCCAGCTAGTTTGGCGGCCACTTGGGGTTGCTCCCCCAAGTGGTCTCCATTCTAGTCTGAATGATTTTGTGCCACTGTCCCGTTGTTTAGCTGCTGGATCTCTAAAGCGGCATCAAGTGGACCATGTTTTGGGCCATATGGCCCAGCAGCCACGTCGCAAATTATTAAAATTTGTTGAAGCGACGTGGGCTACGGTCCTCGCTGCCGTAACGGCTGCCTATGGACGAAGAATCGTCCTTGATATGGCTATTAAGAGCCATAGGCAGGCTCGTTTCGGCTTAGAGCTACTTGCCGCTTGGATAATACGCTCAATAGTCCTTACAGGAAAATCCCAGGCAATGAATCAGCTGAAGAGCAGTTGCTCACAACTTCGGTTAATTGCTTTTTCTCGGCCTTTTGATCGCGAAGCGAACTTTGGCCGTTTACCGAAGTTTGTTAGGTGGATAGCTGTGGGCCCGTTACGACGAATCATTACGGGACATGGTCTTATCCAACTATCATACATCAGCCGTGCCTTGCCTTTTCCAGGGAAGCCGCAGATTGAGGCCGCGCTTTTGGCGCATAAAGTTTGCCTTACTACGGCGCCCAAACCAACCCCCCCGACCCTCTTGGTTGAGTGCAAAGAATTTGCCAAGAAATGGGCTTTTTCACGAAAAAGCCCGTCTCTTCCTGGCAGTTTTGCGTTTACTCAAGGGGCTTGTTTAGAAAGTTCTCGTCGGGAAATGGGTTTGGCTGGGTATCTCTTCAACGTTATGCAACAAGAAGATAGTAAAGATGCATGGGGTGAAGAGATTAAAGGTTCCCAGGATAAAGTCCCTGATGGTATTTACCAAGGGGATTGGGAATTCCTGTTTGCCAACGCACAGTTGCGCTCGAGACTTAAGAGAATTACGGGGTCTTATTCCCCTCAAAATCCGCCGCGTGCAAAAGCCACTGCGGTAGCCGAAAGAGGCTTTAAAGTTCGGATTGTGACTAAGTCTCCTGGAGCGCTTGTCGCACTGTGTCACTTTCTGCGGCAAATCCTTTTTGATTCTCTTTCTAAGGATAAAGCCGTTCGAAAAGTTCTTGAAGGTGACCATGTTGGTGCGATAAAGTGTGCACTTTCTCAGCCTGCAGACGGTCAGGTCCTTTCTGTTGACTTGACAACTGCTTCCGATGTAATTCCGCCCGATGTGCTTTTTGCACTATGGGAGGGTCTCGTTGAAGGCTGGGGACTCGATGAGGATTGGGCAGTTTTAGGAGAAATCCTATTAGGCCCTCAAATCATCGATTGGGGCGAATTGGGTGAACAGGTTTCCAGGCGTGGGGCCCTTATGGGGCTCCCTCTGACCTGGGGTATGTTAAATGTTTATAACCTGTTCCTCGCCACTCGTGCAATTCGCGTTGGTAGGACTAAAGGGGTTAAAGGGCGACAACCTTTTGTACAGTGTGGTGATGATGTGGCTGCCATTTGGGCCTCTGCTGTGAAGTCTGAATATGAAAAGACTTTGCAGAAGACTGGCGGGATTATATCCCGTGGCAAGCACTTTTATTCACCTTACGGTGGGGTCTTCACAGAAGAATGTTTTGAAGTGAGGACCCAATTCCGCAACTCCCACACTATAGGGTCGTTCCAGACTGTTCGGACGAGGGTCCAAGTGGACCCGAGTGGACCTTTACGGCCATCGTACCGATCAAAACTTTTAGTGGGTCAGATGAAAGATCGGGACCTTAAATATTTCAGATTATTCGGAAATATCGGTCCATCATCATCTTTGTTGTTGACCCATAAAGTCTGGCGACCCGCACATCGGGTTGTTTTTAAGGGTCTTTCCTCTTCATTCTCACTCCGAGGCCTTGTTACGACTGATGGCCATGGAGGAGATGAGAGGGAGGTTCCATGGTGGATTACCATTGGACCCTCTGCGACCTCCCAGTGCGTTCTTCATCCGGGC